CAAAACCTACTTCAAATTCCTGTACGGAGACATCATCGAACTGATGTTGTTGTTCCTTGCCAAAGAGGCAGGGCATACAGTGGAAGGATTCCAACAAGAAGTAGAGGTAGACGGAGTCAAGGGACATATCGACGCTATCATTGATGGTGTTGTTGTTGATGTTAAGTCAGCCTCTCCCTTCGGCTTTACAAAGTTTAAAACGAATAGTGTAGTACAGGAAGACCCTTTCGGCTACACACACCAGCTAGCTGGGTACGCAGACGTTCTTACTCCTAACGAATCTGCAGCATGGCTAGCCCTTAATAAGGTGGACGGGGAGGTTGTCCTTGCGACGCTATCCTCGTCCATCATTAAGGATTACAAACCAGCTCCACGTATTGAGCATCTCAAGGCTGTCATTGAACAGGACGAGCCCCCTGAGAAGTGTTACTCAGACGTAGAGGACGGTAAGTCTGGCAATCGTAAGCTGGCCACTGGCTGCTCTTATTGCTCATTCAAGAAGCATTGTTGGCCTAACCTCCGCGGCTTTGCCTATTCAGGTGGACCACGGTATCTAACCACTGTCGCTAAGACCCCTGACGTACCGGAGTTTGAAGTTTAATGACTCAGGAAGACTATCAAATAACTGTAACAGAGGATAGGCCAAAAGGAGGAATGTGGCATTGTGGTCCGAACGCCTCATGGATTACTGTTACACATTTACCTACTATGATTTCCGCCAGAATGTTTGATACCCATCAGCATAAAGCACGAAAAGCAGCAATGGATTGTTGCGAAATGATGGTTGAGCAGTCTAAATTAGATAAGTGCCAGTTCCCTGAGAGAGTAAACTAAAATGAGTAAAGTAAAAGAACCTCCGTTTCGCTCAGGGTTTGAGCGTACGATATGGGAAGAAGCTAAGGTCAACGATGTCGGTATCGAGTTCGAGCCATCAGACCTTAAAATCAACTACGTTATTCCGTACCGGTACATAGCAGACTTTCGTCTGTCTAACGGTATCATCATTGAGGCGAAGGGTTATCTCCGGCCTCGTGACCGTACGAAGATGCGTAAGATTAAAGAGCAGAACCCCGCCCTCGATATTCGGTTTGTGTTCCAAGTGGCAGACAAGCGTCTGTCTAAGTCTAAGAATAGTGAAACCTACGGAGAGTGGGCAGAACGTCTGGGTTACCAGTGGGCTGAGAAAACAATTCCTCTCTCATGGATTCTAGAGAAACCTAAAGGATAGTACATGCAGTTATGTTAACGAGGCTCTGGCCGCGGCAGCCCTATGCTTGTCCTCTGTGATACACCACGAGGCTAAAGGCGAGGGCTATGAAGGTCAGATAGCAGTTGCTAATGTAGTAATGAATAGAGTTAAGTCTGGTAGGTATCCTAATACCGTATGTGGAGTGGTCAAACAACGTGGCCAGTTCTCATGGGTAGGCCGGAAACCTTTTACCAGTGCTAAACAGAAGTTAGCAACGGAAGTTATACAAGGCAAGCATCCTAATAATGTAAAGGGTGCTTATTACTTCACCAATTTCAGTGTGAAGTTTAAGAAAAGAATACTTTATATTATAGGAAGGCATCGGTTCTATGGATGAAGAAACTATTACAATTTCTTTAGAAGAATACCAAGACCTGCAAGAAAGTTCCAAATTCCTCCTTTGTTTAGAAGCAGCCGGAGTAGATAATTGGGATGGATACGACTACGCATTGGAAGAGTTTCAAAATGGATAACGATGATTACGAAAACGGTTGGACCAAGGGGGAAGAGACAGCAGAACAGCTGGTTAAATCCTACCACTTTATGTTAGAATCCGGTCAACTACAGCTTACCCAAGCTGAAATCAAAGGCTTTATCGAAGGCTTTAAGAACACGATTGGGCAATGGGTATGAAACCTAAAATTCTGTTCTTGGACATTGAGACCAAGCCAGCTGTCGTCTATACATTCCGCATGTGGGATACCAGCATTAATCCCGAACAAGTCATACAGCCTGGGGGCACTATCTGTGTCGGGGCTAAGTGGCAGGGAAGCAAGGAGACAATGTTCTTCTCCGACTGGGGTGATGGCCACGAGGCAATGCTTCGCAACATCCATGCAATCATCAGTGAAGCAGATGCTATTGTCACGTACAATGGAGATAAGTTCGATCTGCCTAAACTTTGGGGAGAGTTTCTTCTCAATGGTCTGGTCCCTCCTGCGCCACCTACCACGATTGACGTTCTTAAGTCTGTCAAGAAACTAGGCTTCGACATGAATCGTCTCGCCTTTGTAGGGCCCCTGCTCAACATCGGTAAGAAGGTAAAGCATGAAGGCTTTGGCTTATGGCGCTCTGTTATGGAGGGCGAGGCTAAGGCGCAAGACCGTATGAAGAAGTATTGCATCCAAGATGTAGTGCTACTTGAGAAGTTGTACGATAAGGTGAAACCCTTTATTAAGAATCACCCTCACCTTGGTGAACGTACGGGGGAAGTATGCGGAGCCTGTGGTTCTAAGCACGTTCAAAAGCGTGGCTTCCGGACTACTAAGTTCTTTAAGATACAACGTCTACAATGCCAAGCCTGTGGCTCATGGTCAGAAGGTTCGAGAGCTAAAATAAAATAATGATGAAGACTGTTGAACATATCCCTATGGGACCTTGGCCGGTCCTCGTAGGCTTTACCGATAATGCGAAAGCCTTTAATCGTGAGATGAAACGGGTAGACTGTAAAGGTCTGCAGTTCCAACTTAACGACACATGCTTAGCAACTACCAGCTGCCTGTACGACTCCGACGGAGTTAACTATTACGTAGTTACTTTTAGTCCCGACATTAAACCAGAGAATCTCCCTAGCGTCGTGGCACATGAAGTGTGGCATGTAGTAGAGGGTATTTATGAGTACGTTGGTGAAGAGAAGTTTGGCAGCGAAGCTACAGCGTATTTAATACAATACCTTGTAGAGTACATGTACAAAGGATTGATGGATGGACGAGCTGCATAAGGCTATCATCGACAGGTTGGAGCCTTGGGAGCTAGTAGACTTTCTACAGATTCCTATGGAAGAAATCCTCGAAGCCTTTGAAGATTTAATTGAAGATAAGATTAAAGACCTGCAAGAATTCGTAGGCCTTACAATAGATGATGAAGAAGTGGACAACGATTATAATGAGTGATAACGATAAACCAATCGATGTCTTCTTTTGGTTAGGGGATGAGGCTAAGCCTGAGCCCTTGACTGAGGAAGAGTTTGAAGAACGCATTGAAGCAACAGCAGCAGCAGAACGGAAGTGGCGGAATGTCGAACTCAACGGCTAAGAATACAAGCCCCCTTACCCGACAGGTAGGGGGGAGCCACTATAAGAAGTACAAAATACAACCGGTAGAGTATGCAATGGCAAACAATCTTAACTACTGTCAAGCCAATGCGGTCAAATACATTACTCGGTACAAAGACAAAGGCGGCATTGAGGACCTGCGTAAAGCTATCCACAATATCGACCTACTGATAGAACTAGAAGGCGCCGCCAATTGACAAGTCCATTTAAGAATCAATACCAAGAGTTCATTTACAAGAGCCGTTATGCGAAGTGGAGAGAAGATGAAAAACGCCGAGAGGACTGGGACGAAACGGTGGGGCGTCTTGTTAACTACTACAAGTCTGCCTGCTCTAAGTCAATCGATGTTGATAAGCATTCGGGAACGTTTACAGAAATCTTTAACCGAATCTACAACCTCGAAGTAATGCCATCCATGCGGGCTCTCATGACAGCGGGCCCTGCATTGGACCGTTGCAATGTGCCTGCGTATAATTGTGCGTACCTGCCAGTAGACTCGCCTCGTTCATTCGATGAGGCTATGTACATTCTGATGTGTGGCACCGGTGTTGGCTACAGCGTGGAGAATAAGTATGTTGAACAATTACCGCGAGTTAGTGAGGAATTTGAGGACACAGCTACCTGTATTAAAGTTGCAGATAGTAAAGAAGGATGGGCAAAAGCTTTCCGAGAGCTCGTCTCCCTTCTCTATTCAGGCCAGGTTCCTCGGTGGGACACAAGCGGAGTACGCCCCGCGGGGGCAAGACTTAAAACTTTTGGAGGACGCGCTTCTGGACCAGGACCTCTCGAGGACCTTTTCAGCTTTAGCGTTAATCTATTCAAAGCTGCCGCAGGACGACGCCTCTCAAGCATAGAGTGTCACGACCTGATGTGTAAGGTTGCCGACATTGTTGTTGTCGGTGGCGTACGAAGGTCAGCTATGATTAGTCTATTCGATGTGACAGACGATCGTATGTCTACGTCTAAGACTGGTGCATGGTGGGAAGCAAACGGTATCCGCCGTCTCGCTAACAACTCTGCTGTGTACGAACATCGGAAACCAGACGTTGGTTTCTTTATGAAGAAGTGGAAAGAACTGTATGACTCAAAGTCAGGAGAGCCAGGACTATTCAGCCGATACGCTTGCCAAAACATTGCTGCCCGAAATGGACGCCGTGACCCAGCATTTGATTTCGGCACAAACCCTTGTTCAGAAATTATCCTACGACCCTTCCAATTCTGCAACCTCACAGAAATTGTTGTTCGAGCTACAGACACTATTGAGACCCTTGAACGAAAAGCTGAGACAGCTGCAATCCTTGGAACGATTCAATCGACATTCACAGACTTCAAATACTTAAGGAAAATATGGCATGATACGTGTAATGAAGAACGTCTTTTGGGAGTCTCTCTCACTGGAATCCAAGACAATCCTAAGCTCATGGAACAAGCTGAGGTTCTCACTCGGATTAGAGATCGAGTTGTTGAAGTCAATAAAGTCTGGGCCGCTAAGCTTGGAGTTAATCAAAGTACCGCTACTACTTGTGTCAAACCTTCTGGCACAGTTAGTCAACTTGTTGATTCTGCCTCTGGTCTTCACACTCGCCATAGTCCTTATTATATCCGTTCTGTTAGGGCGGACAATAAAGACCCTCTTACGGCCTTTCTCAAAGATGAAGGAGTATATTGGGAAGAAGATGTAATGGCTCCGGCCAATACGTCAGTATTCTTTTTCCCAGTTAAGTCCCCTAAGGGAGCTAAGACACGCCATGATGAAAATGCAATTGCTGCGTTGGAAGGATGGAAACGTCTCCAAGATAATTGGTGCGAACACAAACCTTCTGCCACCGTCAACGTACGTGAAGAAGAATGGGTGGACGTTGGTGCTTGGGTCTATAAGAATTTTGACATGCTTTCAGGAGTCTCCTTCCTCCCGTACGACGGAGGTACTTATAAGCAGGCCCCCTACACGGAAGTTACGGAGGAAGAGTACCGACAGTGGATAAAAGAAAAGCCCACTCCAACAATTGATTGGAGCAGGCTGTCTGAATATGAACAAGAGGACAACACCACAGGGTCTCAAGAGCTAGCTTGTAGCGGAGGGACGTGCGAAGTAGTCGCTATTGGTTCTGTAAAGGAATAATTATGAATGAAGATACTTTGACCTATAATATTTTGCAGTTGGTCGCTGCTTACAATGAGACAAACGATACTCAAGAGATTATCGATACAGTCAAATTGATTAAGAAAGAGTTGTTTCCGGCGGTCGGTACGCCTGGAGAAATTATTCCGTTCTAATAAAAGAATAGCCCCCTTAGCGTAATGCCGAGGGGGCTTTTTCTTTATACGTTCTTAGGGAGGGCTCCGGTACCCACCTTCTTGTCATATGACCGTAGACCGGCTACACCAAGCATGGCAGTTACGAGGGCCATTAGCTGGCCTGTGTCAGGCATAGGCATTACACCATTGTAGCTGAACACAGCCCTAGCAATAAACTCAATGAACGGGGCTAGTACGAATGTGTACCCGATGCCAGCCGCGGAAATCCACCCAATGGCAGGACGCCAGCCAGCAACAAAGATAGATGCGTGTTGGGCTTCTTGTTTGTTGACTTCTATCTGCCCCATCATCTGTTCATGGTAGCGTTCGTCAGCTTTGTCAATCAACTCCTGTATTTTGTAGTTGATTTCATTCTTCTTGTCTTTGTCGACTACGACTTCACCAATGATATCAGTCACTGGACTAATCAAGTCTTTCAGGATACCTCCGAGTAATCCCATATTACAGTTCCTTTTCTATGTCAATCTTTTTTGCCGACGACCATACAGGGACATACGAAGGTTTCCGTACGCGAGTATAGACAGTAGCTTTTCCGTTGTTAGACCAGAGGCCGTCAAAGAAAAGGGCCGATTCTTTCTTACGCCGGTCAAAGATTTCAGGCGGCTTGCGCCACTGTAGAAATTCTCTACGTGCCTGAGTTCTGTTGCCCTCTTTAAAGGACTTTACCCAGGACGCCCTGCCAATAGCACCGGTATTATAATGGAAAGAAACAGCAGCAGCAAGCTGATGTTCATTTAACTTTACTCCCTTGAATGCCTCAAGGACGTCAGGCAAGTATTGAGTTTCCAGTAACCATTTAAAAATCTCTACGACTCTTTTAATAGACTGTGGATTGTCAATGTATCGACCTACTCTGTGGCCAGACGCATCAGTAACTCCAATACCCCATGTCCAAATACCCTTACTATCCTTGTACGCCTCTAGGACAATGCCCTCATGACTTACAAGTTCAACGAGAGCCCTCTTAGTTAGAGGGCCTTCGTCAATACTAGTGGATGTCTTCGGTTCAATAGGTTTGCCAATGCCGTATTGCCTAAGAATAATGGCAATGCCGTCCATGACGTCTTTGATTGTTTGTCGAAGTAATTCATCCATAGGCCTTAGCCTCCTTTAAACCATGTTACAAAAGTGGTGAACATTCCGGCTACCCCTGTCCCCACAATAAGTGAGGCGAACCAGAATGCTCCCATACCTTTTGCCTTTAGTTCTAATAGTTGATCTAGTTTGTCGTCCATTTTTTTGACATCGTCAACTAGTTTGGAAACTTGGTGTTCCACGACAGCAATTCTTTCTCCGTCTTTAATCAGCATTGTCATTTCTTATATTACTCTTCATCTTCTGCAGTTGGTATTGATAACAGGTCCATCATATCGAGCTTGGCTTCCTTACGAGCGTCGGCCCTGACTTCTTTGATGACGGCTTTCTTTTCATCATCAGTCATTGTCTTCCACTCGGGGGCAGCCATCTCATCTTTCATCCACTCTTTGTAGTAGAAGTTGAGGCGACCTGCCCATTCGATCTGGGCTTTCTCATCTAAGATAACTTCTCCGTCAAGGACGGTTGCGTTACCGTACGTACCATCAACTGCATCAGCCATCTTGAAACTTTCAGGAGATTCAAGGTCTCTTTCAGTATCAAGTGACGGATTAGCATAGGTCTGAGTACCAACACCGAAGAGTCCGGGAATGGTTTTAGCAGCAACTTCCCCTAAGCCCTTTGACTCGTCAACGCCTTTGGCCACATCCTGTAGATACAGGGGAACAAAGCGGGAGACGATGGCTTTATCCATCTCGAACTTTTCACCAACAGCGTTCTCACCACGGAAGTAATCCATGACAAAGGACGGTATAGGTGCAGCCTTGTTGGTAAAGAACTTATCAATAGCGTCAAGCTCTGTCTTCTGTCCAAACTTATTGCCGTACTTCTTGATGTCGCCATCTGCCGTCTTATAACTACCGCTTGCTATACGGGCAGCAAGAGTAATGTATTGAGCCTGACCACCAAGAATATCGTACCGAGTATCGCCAACCTTAATCTTACCGAAGTCAGACGAACGAGGGTCTTCCTCTCCTTCTGCCCCACCAAGAATAGCAAGTGTGGTAATCATCAAAGCCAACGATCCTACAGAAAGGATAGACTTGATGTATTCGTTACGAGCCGTCTTGTTCATCGTCACATACGTACGAGGATCAATAAGAACTGTCGCCATCTTAAGGCGAGAAGCCATTAGTCGAGGCGAGAAGAACAAAGCATTCAGCAACGGAGCCGATTGATTGAACATCTTATACATATTGCCACGACCAGAAGCAGCATTAACAAATGCAGCAATGTCTTTCTTATCTTGGTCAGACGCATCCTCAGGAAGCTTGGACAACAACTGGTCAAAGACGTCGGCCCGAACCTTATTGAGGAAACCTACATAGGCACGTTCAGAACCTCGGACAAAGATACCAACTCCTGGAATCCGTTCAGCCCAAGAGGACATGAAGTCTTCTTCGCGGCTGTTGAGTTTAGTTCCTAGATTGGACAAAGCCAATTTAGAAGTTACCATCTCGTTGTACGTCGGACGGTTAACGATGTCTTCCATCAAGTCGTCGTACGCCTTTTTGTCCCCCGCGTACCGGAACATCTGAGGGAAAGCCCTCCACCACGCTGGCTTATGGATAAGGAATAACCCTTGACGAAGAGGAGCAGACATGTCCATAGAAGACATGAGGGCACGAGGAAGGTTAAGGGCATTGCCAATAAACTCTCCACCCTTTTCCTTAGCCTTAGCTTTGGCATCTTCAATCTGAGCCTGAATACCAGAAGCAAACTTATAGAATACCTCAGGGTCATTCAATGCTTCGTACGGAGAACCCTTTTTGAATTGAGTTAAGGTTTCCTGCATTCCTTTGACACGACGTTGTGTGTATTGAATACTACGGAGAGCAGCCAATGCACGGCCAAGTTCCCCTTGATCTTCAAAGATACGTGCAGCGAGTTCATCACGTTTAAGGACGCCACGAACATATGCGTTCTTGTCATCAACAGTGAACGTGCCATTCTGCATCTTTTCCCACAGGCCGGACAAACGATCGTTCATCTTTGTCATAGCGATGTCGTACATGAACATGCGCTTGACTA